GCTCCATATAAATTTGTAATACCTAATATATCTGGAAATACAGGTGTAGCTGTTTTAGTATACTCTGTTGCATATGGAGCATTAAATACCCCTTGATCTTGATATGTAGTTCTAGCTAAAGATGAAGTTGTCCAAACATTTTCTGAGTAATTATAAGTCACACATCTATCAACTTGCTCAGATCCATCTTTTGGATAGAACCAATTTATTTCTGTGTATAAAGTATTAGGTGAAGAATAGATAACCTCTCTTGAATTTAAATTAATACCTAAGTTATCTCCGTCTGTACTAAATACAAAATCTTCTACAAGTGATGGCAATGATTTAACTGTACCATCATAAACAAAAAAACCACCTTCCGCTGACATCCACCATACAGCACCATTTGCATAAGACATAGCATGTTGACCAATACATCCACAGTTGGTGCCTACTTGTCTAACAGAAAAAGTAAAAGGTGGACCAACAAATTGAATTACATAAGCTGCAACATCTGTTGATACAAAAATATAATCTTTACCTTGTATGGCTGCTCTAATTTCATTACCACTGTCTAATCTAAATGTACCAGCCGTATTAGTAGCAGTAGGTGCATATGTATTTAAATCTTCTTGATTTGAAAATCTTACGAACATAGGGTCTTGTGTTGTAGTATCACCAATAGTTGTTTCTGTACCCAAATGAAATAGATGTCTATCTCTATCTGATACAATAGAAATTCTTGTGGCTGTTGGATTGTTTGTCGTGTTAAAATTGGTCGTTGATTGTGAAGCTCTGTTACCTCTAGGTGCTGAAGCTCCAGCATCCCAAGTAAAAGTTTTGCCATTAAATATAGTTGCAACTAAGACTTCACCAAAGTTATCTAGGCTCCAGTTTCCTGGATCCAGAATCACGTTACTTACTGTTCTTTCAGTTCCCCAGGTACCATCGTTCCATAAATAAGTTCCCCAACCATAACCAGCAGTTTGAAAAGTAGGACCCACTTCAACATAAGGATTAACAGTTGCAGCTCCTGCCGCAGTCATACCTGAGCCTCCTTCATTCCTAGAAGCTAGTATAGTAAACTTGTCTACATCTGGAACTGTTTGTATTTCATAAACTTGTTGTAATTCTGTTGGTGTGTAATCTGAGGCACCCGTAACAGTTACACCAGATAATGTTATATACCTTCCTTTAGCTAAACCATGAGATCCTTTATTTATAGTTACAGTATTTGAACCATTAACAGTTGTTATAGTGCATCCTGTAATCGCTGTATCTAAGGGAGTAATATCAAAAAAATCATTACCGTAATATAAAAACAAACCTTGTGATGTTCCAATAGCTGTATATTTTTCACCTGCAAAAGAAGTAAAGGCATGTTGTTTTCTAGCTGCTCCTGGTAATGTCTTTGATGCAGCTGTTAATTGATTCCAACCACCTATTTTTTCAGGTAGTCCATATCTAAATCTAACAAAATCACCATCTGTCCATTGCCCCTCGGCACCAGATTCTGTATCTTGCTTATTGAAACCAGGCTTGAAATTTAATTTTTGTAGCATATAGTAGCTTATATATTAAAAATATAGAGAATGAAAGATACAATATAATGTCCTTTGACCATAAAATAACAGATTTAAAGTATAGAATCAACAAATTAGTTCCCAAAAATGTTTGTCAAAAACTAATTAAGACTTTTGAAAAATACTCTGAATTGTCAGGTCCAGAAGAAAGTTATAAGTATAAAGATAAAAAAGTTAAATTAGATAATTTTAAATGTTTAAATTTATCACGAATTGATAATCCTAATAAAGATATAAAAGAAGCTTTAGATATTTCTAAAATGTATATATCAATAATGATATCTAATTATGTTTTATATATTCAAAAAAATATGTGCACTACTTTTAGTAATTATTGTATTAACAGAACAGATAATATTCGTATTTTAAAATACAAAGAAGGAGAATGTATTCAAGATCATAGTGATGTTGGAGGAGATATAAGAGCTTCATGTACTTTAAATTTAAATGAAGATTATGAAGGAGGTGAGTTTAGATTTTTTAATGGTTTAATAAAAGAATCTTTTAAAACAGGGGACGCAATGTTGTTTCCCGCAGAGCCTGTTTGGATTCATGGGACTGAACCTGTAACAAAAGGTACTAGATATTCAATAAATTGTTTCTTAAAAAAATAATGAAATTAATATATTCAATTCCTGATAAACTTTATTACATACAAAATTTTTTAGATTATTCTACTTATAAAGGAATTCATAATTCTATATTTAAAGAACGTAAAAGTATTAATTTGCATACTTCTAAAGGTTTATGGTCAGAGAAATTAATAAATAACATAGTTCCCCCAAAAAGAGTAGGTGTATCAAATTATCCGCCGTTTGAAAAATTAAAGACTTTAACTCATCACAATCAATTTTATCAATTAAAAGATTTTAAAGATATTACTAGTAATATTCATTATATGGAAAAAGGAGCAGGTATTAATTGGCATGATGATAGCGGTTGGACATATGGAGCAACATATTATATTAATAATAGATGGAATACTCAATTTGGCGGGGAATTAATGTTTAACTCAGAAAATGGTCATGGGTATATACCTGTAGTAGGCAATTCTTTATTAATAATAAAATCTCCACTTAAACATAAAGTTAATCCTGTGTTAAGTCCGATCATACCAAGAGTTTCAATACAAATGTTTATAAAGTAAAGGATAATATATGAATGAAAAAATAGTTAACATAAATAATTTTATAGGTATTTATGATAATTACATCACTGAACAAGAATGTAATAAAGCAATTAAATTATATGAAAATCAAAATGAATTTAATAATACTGTAAATAGAATAGGTGGAGAAAAAGCATCAATATTAGAAAAACAGGACCAACAATTTTTTGCAGCACCTTTTAATTTAAATGTATGGTGGGAATCATTAAAACCAATGATGGTAAATTTTGATTTAGCTTGGACTCATTATATTAAAAATGTAGGAGCAGACGATGCTTATAGAGTTCCTTTTCATTTTACAGATTTAAAAATACAAAAAACTTTACCTACAGAAGGTTATCATGTTTGGCACATAGAACATGGTAAAGGTTACCATAATGAACCACGTGCTTTTGTTTTTTCTATATATCTCAATGATGTTGAAGAAGGTGGCGAAACAGAGTTTTTGCATTTTTCCAAAAGAGTAAAACCTAAAACAGGTAGAATTGTTATCTGGCCTGCTGGTTTTCCTTATTTACATAGAGGTAATCCACCTTTATCAGGTGACGGTAAATATATATTAACTTCGTGGATGATGTTACGATGATAAATACTTATAATTTATTTACTGTCCGTGTATCTCATGGAAAACTGCCTATTCCAATCGATATATATAAAAAAGTATTAAAATTTGTAGAAAAAAATTATAAAACAGAAGATAACATTTCTTGTGTAAGTGGATTTCAATATCACGAAACTTTTGAAGGTAAAAAAGATTTAAATCAATTTATAAATAATTATTTAAATAATGTTTATTATGTTAAAATTATTCATAGTTGGTTAAACGTGTTAGAAAACAACTCTTATAATAAACCTCACTATCACACAGGAGATGCTATTAAATATGCCGGTGTTCTTTATTTATCCGATGCAAATAATAATATTATTTTTTCAAAAGGTGATGAAGTTTTTGAAGTAAAACCTAAATTATTTGATTATTTAATATTTCCTTTTGATTTGCTTCACTATGTTTTACCTGAAAAAAGAAAAGAAAAAAGAATTTGTTACGCTTTTAATTTAAGCGCTATTGATTAAGATGAGTATGATGTAGGTCTTGCACCTAATCTAGCTATTTTATCTGCTTCAGTTTCTGTAGAGTTTCCTTCTTCGTCTACAAGATTATTGTTGTCCCAATCAGATTGTAATCTAGCTAAATGAGCTGCGTCCCATCTATTTGTAAAATCTGAAAAGTCTCCTAAATTGGCATCTTCCCAAGTAGAGTGAGGAGTTTCGTCCTTATATTCTACAGTATCACTTGGATTAGAGGTTCCATATTGAATAGCCCAAATATTATTCCATTTAGCTAATCCCCAAAAATCATTATCAACAATATTATATGAAGTTCCAGCTGCATCTCCACTTTTTTTAATAACAAGTTTATCTCCGAATACTACTGTCCATGTTGCATTTGTTGCCATTTTTTCTCCTACGTCTTAATTATATAAATTACCGTTAAATAAGGTTGAACAACCGAAGTTGCATCACCTGAAAAGTTTGCACTCATGTTGTGAGAGTGTCCATCACCTGAACCTGTTTGGTTAGTGGACTTATTACCAGATACTGATGGATAACCACCACCAACGTTTCCTCCTTGAAGTGGTGAAACAGGGGTAGTTACAGGAAAAGAGTGATCGTGAGATGCAAGTTGTGCTGTTGTTAAAGTTGCATTGGCTGTTGAACCACCTACATTTCCAGTTGAAGCTACTGTATTTGCTCCACCGGTAGATGCTAAAGCTTTATTATTAGATTTTCCAACAGCTACGTTGTCAGATAAATTAGGTACGTTAAAAGTAGACGCACCATCTCCAACCCCATAAGTTGTACTTACGATTGCAAATAAAGCTGCGTAAGTTGATCTTGAAACTGCTTGACCATTACATTCTAAGAAACCTGTTGGCACTGATGAAGAAGACCACGGTACAATAGTCGCTGTAGGAATTCCTTCGATACCTGTAAGGTTTGCTCCTGAAAAATCGTATTTTGTTGCTTCGTAATTTGACATATTATTTCTCCGTGTAAGTCCATCCTGTTGTAGCATCTCC